TTCTGTGAGTTTCTGTAAGTCTTTAACAGAGCCTTCAGCAGCAGCAATATCTTTCCACGTCTTGTCTGTGTTGATTCCTTTGGTTTCAAGTAGTTCCTCCAAGTACTTATTCTTTACTTTGTACGATCCCGTGAGAGTTTTGTGCGTAAATACGTTAGCCCTCGTTGGCTCAATTGAAGGACTCGTTCCACCACATATAATGCTACTAGAGGCATTAGGAGCAATAGCAAGAAGGTGAGAGTTACGACGGTTACTGCCAACCATATCAGGTGCTTCATCACGTTGCTCTGCAAGGTTGATAGAAGCGGTAACAGCTCTTTCTTTGATGTGCTTAAATGCTCTGTTATTGAACGAGGTGGCGAATACACCAGCGAAAGGTATTCCATTGCGTTGAAGGTAACTATGAAACCCCATCGCTCCAAGGCCAATTGCGCGTTCTCTATATGCACTATAAGCGGCTTTTGTAAAGCCTGTTTTATCTGGTCTAACATAGTCGCTAAACTCCTTTATGTTCATGTAGGGTACTAGACGTATCCCATCAGTAGCATTATCAATAAAGTGTTCAATTATGTTGTCCAGCATTGTCACTAGATCACTTATGAACAGTTCTTCATCCTTCCATTCATCAAAGTACTCCAGATTAACACTGGACAAACAACATACTGCTGTGCGTGACTCACTAGTAGGCAGTGTAATTTCAGAGCACAGGTTACTTTGGCGTACCTGTAGCCCCATGTCCCTCTGAGACTGCGGTAGAGCTTCGTTACAGCGATCTAAGTTAACTATGTATGGTTCACCTGTCTCTGCTCTAGTATGCACTAGCTGCCACCACAAGTCCCTAGCGGATATGGTCTTGATAGCTTGCTTAGACTTAGGGTCAATCAAACGCCACTGGTCATCGTTCTTAACGGCTGTAAGAAAGTCATCATCAATAGTGATACCGTTATGCAGATTAAGACACTTTCTATTAAGATCACCTCCAGTAGTCTTTCGCATGGCAATAAATTCTTCAACCTCTGGATGGCTAATATCCATGTAAGCTGCGTATGATCCTCTTCTTGTTACTCCTTGATTGAAAGCCAGCATCTGACTGTCCACTACGTGCATGAAAGGGATAGAGCCAGTAGACTGACTGCCGTTAGAAGTAGAAACGCCATTGCTTCTAACATCACCCCAATATCCACCCAAGCCTCCACCTCCACTTGCCAACCAAATGTTTTCATCATAGTGATTAGATAGGCCACGCCTTGAATCAGGAACATAATTAAGAAAACAGCTAATAGGGAGGCCACGTGTGGTTCCCCCGTTACTAAGTATAGGAGTGCTAAAGCCGAACCAGCTCTTACTTGCGTAGTCATAAAGTCGCTGTGCAAGACTGTAGTTAGTATGTCCTTGATACGTTGCAGCAAAGACCGATGCTCTGGCAAAGGCTTCTTGGGCATGTGTTTCCTCCTCCCAAAAGTATCTGTCCTTCAGGGTCTCAAGAGAGAAAGTGTTTAGGTCTTGCTCTCTGTCGTAGTCAATCTGGATGCCTAAGTAGTCCTGTACACCTACTTTATTTATCACTTGGGTGCTCCAGAGAGTAATTCTTTAGGCGTGTTAAGTACCAATCAGCTTTGCGTAGGTCTTCCATAGGCTTACCTTTGTACCTAAACCGCCATTGATACTTGAGTGTATTACCACGCAGGTAGCCAATGTACTCATCATGTGTAAGCATACCCCTGATAGCGTCTATACACTCCATACCTCCGTTGTTGTAGTGCTCTGGCTTGTGGACACTATCGAACTTTGTGCTGTTATCAGGTATATTTTTGCCGAACACAGGGTGATCATTAGCTGCGTCATCAGACTCATCTAGCCAAGCCAAGTCTCTTTTCTTGCTCTTATTCACTTTATTCGATTCTTCTGGTGCTGCATCATCATTGTAGATATGATTCCATGTATCAGCCACAGGTGTAGCAGCTTTTTTTCTAAGTGCATTCCATTCTTCTGGTGTTGCGTCATCAATGCTATTGTTCTTCATCTTTCGTATCGTCCTCTATGTCTTCTTCAAACCTGTGTAGCCTGTTGATAAATTTATCCTCAAACCTGTCCAACAGTTCTTCGGAGGATATGTCTAGAGCCTCCACAAGATCATCGGCGTCGTATCGTACTAGTATGCGTTCTTTGATCTCATCCATTGTTAGTGACATGATTCATGTACTCATCAACTGTGTAAAACTCAAAACCTTCCTTATCACACCATTGTCCCATTGTTATCTTCGCTCCCTTGCGTACTTTCTTGTTAGGATCTGACAGTACAAATATTAGCTTGATAGGGTCTATACTGTCCCGTATCGAAGTGTATTTCTGTGTGTCTCCTGTCCTAAAAAACCCCTTGGTCTCTATGTAGTCGCCTGTCTCCCTGTCCACAAAGTCTGGTTTGTACTTCCTGTGCATCACGTATGGTACATCATATGGCTCATACAGATACCTGCGTCTAGGTGCTAGATCTGCAAATTTCTTCTCTAGCCCAGACCTATAGATGCTCTGCTTACGTGATCTCTTGGACTTTAGGCTCATTTACCACCTCCGTTAGGAACCTTAATTTTAATAACATAATCCCTAGACTTGTTTAGTGGGGTCATAGTTTTTTAGTAGCTTCCAGTACGAAAGTACGTTATTAAACATTTCTCTGTGCTTACTGTGTGTTTCCTCTTTCCACCTGTAACAGGATATGTAACTTATGTCCTGCCTGTCAATAAATATAGAAACTCTTTCAGCTTTATCAGCAAATCCACACCCTTGAGCATAGGCAGATAGCTGCATACCGTATTCATCATACGCTAAACTGGAAGGCTCCTTGTTCTTTATATTATCTTTAGTCTTAAAGTCTATAAAGATTCCTTCTTTAGAGTGTAAATCTATTTTACCACCATAGCCTAGATCAGAGCAAAAAGATTCTTCGGCAATCCATTCTTTATCAGGATACACTGAATCTAAGTATTTCTTTACAGAATCATAAGGGACGCTTCTCTCGTTCTCTGTAAAGCCCTTCTCTATAAGATCGTGTATTCTTGTTCCTTCTCTTGCAGCGGCTAATCCAATCTCTCTAGAGGCCTGTGTGCACCTGTATATAAAGGATTCTACAGTCTCTCCTTCTTCTTTTGGTGTAGCCAGAGCTTCTTTAAGGGCATGAGTTAACTTCCAATAATCTAGAGAAGGTTTAGCTATTAGGTTCATCACAGTAGTGACAGAGGGAACGTACTTATACTTTCTTGCATCCTTGAGAGTAGTACTTCTTTTTTTACCGTTGGCCCCTACAATGGTATACTGTGAATTTCCTTCTTGGTCATACCAATGGCTACCGTTATCTGTGCTATTTCTTTTCATTGAAACTCTCTCATAGGTAACTCTAGTATAGCTGTAGCGACAGGGTGCTGAATGTAGAACCACTCGCCCTTACGTTCATGTGACTTCGCTAGTAGATCATGTGCAAACTTCTCAGCCTTGCGTCTGTCATTAGTATCATATGCCTTAATCAACTCATAGTCTCTGTAGGGAGAGCTAGTCTGGTACTGCTTGAGCCTATCCTCTGCGTCCACAGCCATCCCTACTTTACACCAGNCGGGGAACGCTGGNTTAACCAGTACGTACACTTGGCCCTGCTTAGAAAGCTCGTAGTTCTGTAAAGAACTGAACGCTGCATCAGTGAAGCCCTTGTAGCGTCCGGGCTTGTGAAGCGGATGTGAATGTGGTACATACTTACCGTCTACCCACATCCTGCGGATGTTCCTGCGCCGCTTAGTCTCAGGATTATCTTTGTAGTACCTTCCGTTTGTTTTCTCGTAGAATCCCATAATATTAGTGTGTTTCTGCCCAGCTTGTGCCAATTTTATACTCCCCTGCAAGTTTGCAGTTTAGGTTAAAGTGTATACCTGCTGCCTCTAGACAAGAGACTGCAAGTTGCCCGAACTTCTCTGCTTGTGATGCTGGGACTTCAGTCTGGACTTCATCATGGATATTACCTACGATCTTATAGTCCATACCCCATAGTTTAGCATACTTATCCAGAGTAATCAAGGCTTGTTTCATAACTAATGCACCTGCGCTCTGCAATAGAGTGTTCAGTGCTGCGTGTTCAGAGCGTATCCAGAGCCGTCTACCGTCTAATCCATTGATCCAACCCTGTACTGCTTCCTGTGCAACTCTTGTTTTAAGATCTGCATATGCTGGGAGATTACGCATAAATCGTTCTCTAAGCAGTTTACCAGCACCTGCGCCTCCTCCCGCCACCGTACCAAGTTTCGCATCTCCTGCTCCGTACAGAAGTGCGTAGATGAAAGTTTTTGCTGAATCTCTTGATTCAAGTCCTGCAAGCTGCTGGTTAGCAGTGTGTATGTCTCCTCCAATGACTTCATTTGTGTAGTCCTCATCATTCATGTAGTGAGCTAACATGCGTAGCTCTAGGCCACTAGCATCNAAACCCACAAGTTTATGACCATCAGGAACAGTCCAGCAACGTCTACAGTCCTCTCCGTAGGGTGCTCTAGATGCTGGAACCTGAGCTAGATTAGGCTTGGCGTGTGTCATCCTTCCAGTTACTGCACCATTGGTATTAACTTTACCATGCACACGTCCTGTGTCCTCATCTACTGCGTCTATCCATGACTGTACTTGTGCTATGCGTTTCTGCACCATAAGGTACTCTGCAATCAGAGATGCCTGTGGAATGCCTGTAATGCCTGATAGCACTTTTTCATCTACAATTGCCTGTCCAGTTTCTGTGAACTTACAGGGCTTCCATCCATAGTGTTTTAGATATCTGCCAATCTGCTGCCGTGAACCTAAGTTAAACTCAGGGTAGTCTACTCTAGAGAAAGGGCCACCCACGATCTCCCAAGAGTCTCCCAAGAACTTCAAACCTACGACAGAGATGGCTCCATCCTTTTTTACTTTCGGCTTCACCTCCTTCACAAATGTCGGTAGCGGTCTGAAGGCATCCTGTACTGCGTCCTCCAGATCGTATAGCTTCTCTCGTAGCGTAGCGACTAACTCAATAGCTCTACGGTTGTCAAGTAGCCATCCGTTGCGTACCTGTTGCTGTGTGATCTCCTGCACGTCATGCTCTAGATCCACAGACTGCTTACTAAAGTTACGCAGATCCCACTCCAGCTTATTGTAGAGTGCTGATGTAACCTCTACGTCACGTCGGCAGTACTCCACCATCTCAGGCGATAGCTGCGACCAATCACTGTGGTCTCCCTTGGGAAACTGGAGTCTCTCACCCCATGCTCTCAGAGAGTGTCCACCGTCTAGCTGTGGATTTGCTAGGCGTGACATNACCANNGTGTCCTTCACACGTTCTTTGTTGATGTTGATGCCCCACAGACGCTTCAGGACAGGTATGTCATAACCCAGTAGATTGTGACCTACTACGTCATCATGCCCTCTCAGAGCGTACTCTAGGGACTCTGAGTCGTAGTGCTCCTGTAGCTCACCGTCCTGCATGGTAACTACTACCCATACTTTAGTAGGCTTCAGACCATCAGTCTCTGCATCTAAAAAGATGGGACTAGAGACCATTAGCTTCCTCCTGTGGTTTTGCTGTTTCCATCATCCTGCCAGTGACCTTATCGTACTTCAGCCAGCAGCAGGCTCCTGTGAGACCAGCGTAGCGATTCTTCAGGACACGCACTGTAGTTGTGTTGCGCTTCTCCTCGTTATCGTTCTGCTGGTCTCTCTCTAACCCAATCACCATGTCAGACAACTGTGCAATGGACTGAGAGCCACGTAACTCACTCAGGCTAATCTGACCACCGTCCTCATGTGCTCTACCCTGTGTACGCTTCAAGTGTGACACTAGGAATAAACCTACGCCTAGCTCCTGCACAAGTGACCGTAGCTTGGTCATGATGGCATCGATGGCTTTGCGCTCATCCCCATTCTCCTGTGCTGACACTACGATAGATAGGTGGTCTAGAATGATCCACTTGCAATCTAACGCTTTTGCCATGTAGCGCACGCGAGCCAACAGATTGTCTTCGCTTGTGCTGCCCCAGTGATCAAACAGATAGTAGCGTCCACTGCCCATTGTCTGCTCCCAGAAAGGGAACGCTAGATCTGGGTCTAGATCCTCCTCTAGGTGCAGGGGGCAGTCTGCTGCTATCGACATGATGCCAAGAGCAGTACGTGCTATGTCCTCCTCCAACGCCAGTATGCCTATGTTGTCATCGGTGGCGTTTAGCAAGTAGTACTCCAGTTCTCTCACCATCTGACTCTTGCCCATACCTGAGCCTGACGTTATCGTCACTAGCTCGTAGGGTCGAAAGCCTTTAGTGTGGCTGTTTAGTCCTTGCCATGGGTACGGTATTGAGCTAACCTTGATTTTGTTTGTCAAGGCATCCCATGTATCCTTGCCACTAATGATGCCGTCGGGCTGATAGACCTTAGCGTCCCACCATGCACTGGTGAAGTCCTTGATCTTATTAGCCTGTAGCATATCGCTGGCATCTTTGAGAGGCAACGTGACAATCTTTAGCTTGCTTGGGCTGAATAAATCCTTGACTTCTTCAACTGCCTGCTTACCTGCCTTGTCATTGTCAAAGCACACCACGATGTTATCGTAGCCCTCTAGCCACTCTAGCTGCTCTTTGATTTCCTTAGCAGCGGAAGAGGCACCAGAGCGTAGCGATACCACGTCATAGCCTGTACCGACCATCTCAGACACAGACAGGCAGTCCAGTTCACCCTCAGTAATCGTTAGATACTTGCCGCGCCCTTTGCATACCTGCTGACCGAACAGGCCAACACCCTCAGTACTGCCAGTGACAAAGAAATTTTTGTTCTTCACTAGCCGCACCTTGGTGCCCCTGACCTCGTCGGTATCACAGGCATAGTAAGGATAGATATGCTTCGATATTTTACCCTGAGAGTCATATTCAACTGTCACACCGTACTTTTTGCACGTGTTCTGGCTGATACGTCTATCGGGAATATCTGCAATCACTCCTGTCAACTCTAGCTTCCTCCGTAGTGGTGTAGGTTCTACTGTGGGCTTTCCGTCACCCTTGCCTACAGCGTGGCAGGAGAAACAATAGCTCCCCCCGTCGCTGTAGACTGCCTTAGCGTCAGAGGAGCCGCACTGATCGCACGACTCATGACCCATAAACTTAGAGTGCTGCGTCAACACCAGCCGCACTCATCTCTAGCACTCGCACACCGTCCATATACACAGGAACCCCATACACTGGGTGTTCATCCCCGTACTTGTACGATATACGCACTGTAGAGCCAGATGGGATATCACCACCAAACGGTTCACCCTCTGCGTCGATCACACGTACATTATACTTGCTAGCGAACTTTCGCTGCATGATCTGATCATCACCCTCACCATAGGATCGCAGACGCACACCCTTGTCAGACAGCTCATTTGCTGCTGCGTCATCCAGAGTCAACGTGAGAGTGTATCGACCTGTGTCTTTACCCTCGTAGACTTCAGTAGACTTCAGCCATACGAACTGTGCCTTCCCTTCAATTACCGCCATTTATCGTTCTCCTGTATTTAGCGATTGAACAGTATGTAATGAATTTATTGCTCATTACCATAGTAGTATAACACATTAGTTTTTAGATTGCTAGCTCTTGTTGCACATAAGCTTGATATTTTCCTTCTTCCTCCTGTTGATAGATAGCCTCGTTAGACTCATGGTAACACTCGCTGCACAAGTCAAGGAACTCTCCAGATATCCTATCCTTGTGCTTCAACTCATGGTCTTCCAGTAGTACGTTACATGCTTTGCATCTCATCAGTGTAGCTCCTCTTGTCGTGCGAATAAATCATTGTGTATTGCCTGAACTGCAGACAGTGATTTATTTTCTAGATCTTGTGTCATCCAACTTGCTGCCATTGCTAGCAGTTCCTGTACGCTACAGGCGTTCAGTTTATAGTCTACTAGATCCTTGATCATTAGATCAATAGGGTCTAGCTCATTGGGGTCTGTCACGTCTATGTCGTAACTATATGAGTCGCTCATGCTGCCTTCTCCTTCTGCTGTTGTGCTGCCCGTATTGGGCATTTGTCTAGATAGAATATGTTCATGCTTCTGAAGCCTCTAGTATATCTGTATCTATCAATTCTACGTTATCCATGGTCGCTATGTCCAGTATATCGTGTGCAATACCTTTCGCGTCGTTGTCTGACTTTGCACTGACTATCAGCTCCACAGTGACCACGTAGTTCATAGGCTCACTATCGTCCTCGCTATACAGTCTATCGATAGCCTCAGCATCCGCAATCTCTCTAGCAACGTCGATGTTGCCGATAGTGTGCCCTAGTGTCTCAAATAAATCCATTGTGTACGCTCCTGTTATGCGTTGTTGATGTCTTCGATCAATTGTTCGACTTCTTCCATATGTCTCCACATGATAGACCAGTCGGTAGCGGTGTCAACCACTTGCAAATCCATTTCGATACTCTTTTTGATCTTCTCTAGTGATCCTGTAATCTGGTGCAGGCATATGCCATCTGGTGCGCTCATTGTCCCGTACTCCTATTTGCTTAACTCAATTATAAACATATACACCAACCCTAGCCACATGAGCAGCGCAGGCATTACCATCGCTGATCCCGACACTATGCCGTCGATGATCTGGTTACGTCGTCTGCGCTGTCGTTTCTGTTTTGCTGTTCTCATGCTGTTTGCTCCATATCGTCGCGCACTAGGTCGCGTAGGTCATCAGTTAACTCCACGTTCAGAGCTTCTAGGTCATCCCGTGACACTGTTTTGACCATGTGTCGCTGTACAGTTCTAGGTGAGCAGTTTTCCTCATGTGCTACAAACTCACAGAAGGAATTGATTGCCAACGCTCGTAAAGCCTTGTCGCTGTTGTAATCAAGGCGAACCTTGTCGCAGTTAAGTTGGTAATGCTCAAAGCCAAGGTATGACCCATCAATCCAGCAACGGAAAAACCGCCGGTACCATGTGTTGCAGTCTGTAATGGATTCTTTGATCTCGTTTTCTGTCGGTAAATCTCTCATGTCCGTCCTGTTGTGTTGTTGTTGGCGTCAATTATACGGGTGTTTACAGATCCGTCTAATACCGATTTGGCATAAGCAATCCCAAGTTATGCAATAATGTTATTAGACTTGTGTGGCTGTTGTGTGCTAGAGGCTACCACAACGGCACACACTCTTGTACTTTTGTCAACTCTTTTTATCTCTTGACATCTCGTGTCATCTGTGGTTGCGCCCAAAGTTCACTCAGGTTTTTCTCGTGTTGTCAAGTGTTGACACGAGCAGCGATGTGTGCTAGGGAAAATCTTTTGTTGACAAGTGGGCTGGGGTGTGCTAGAGGGGACGGGGGAGGGCTGGCGTCACTAGTAATAATAGCAGTAGGCACTCCCGTACATCAAAAGTAAAACTAGGAAAACCTCAGTAAAGCTAGTGCTTACTAACATACCTAACCTCTTGATAACAAAAGAAAACTGCGGGACTATAAATTAACACATAAAAGGACTTGACAAACACAGAAAAATATGCTATAATGATAGAGTATTCTTTAGAAAGACTAGAAGGTAAAATACACACATGGATATTGATAATCAGCCATCTACAGAACCTAAAGCGCCACTAAAGCGCAAGAGAGGTAGACCTAAGAAAACAGATGTAGTCTCTAAATCTAAAGGATCTAGAGGTGCTATAGGTAGACCCAAGGGTGACGCAAGCATTATCAATGAATACAAAGCACGTATGTTGGCTTCACCTAAGTCACGCAAAGTAATGGATGCTATCTTCGATGCAGCTTTAGACGATGAACACAAGAATCAAGCGGCAGCATGGAAACTAGTGATGGATCGCATGCTACCCTTGAGTTACTTTGAGAAAGATAGCGCCTCTGGTAGATCAGCGGTATCCATAACAATCTCAGGTATCGGTAGCGGAGCAGTAGAGACCGATGTGACACCTAATGATCCTATAGAAGGAGAGTATACACAGGATGTTTAAGTACTTTACCAAGGACGAATTTGTGTGTCAAGCCACAGGCGAGAATGAGATTGAAGAAGAATTGATTTTTGCACTAGATGAGCTTAGAGAGCACTGTGGTTTTCCTTTTGTAATCACAAGTGGCTATAGATCACCTGACCACCCTATTGAACTAGGGAAAAACACTCCCGGCACACATGCACAAGGTATCGCAGCGGACATAGCTGTGTCCTCTGGTTTACAACGGTACACTATAGTAAAGAATGCTATTAAGTTAGGCTTTACTGGGATTGGTGTAGCCGGAGGCTTTGTGCATGTAGACATTAGGGCTACTCCAGATGCACCTGTAATGTGGACATATAGTTAATGAACACTAACAGAGAATACAAGACAACCTTAGCACAACAAGAAGATCTAAATTGGGACGGTGATCCTGAGTTAGACGTAGAGTATGAGTGTGAGGAAGAAAAAGACCTAGATGAGTATGTAGTCAAGTATTTCTATGACTAGCCTTAACATACAACTACTGGACTGGCAAAAGCAAGTCTGGACTGACGACACTAGGTTTAAGATTGTAGCTGCCGGTAGACGTACAGGTAAGTCCAGACTAGCAGCATGGATGTTGATTGTCAATGCCCTACAGGCAGACAAAGGCCACGTGTTCTATGTAGCTCCAACACAAGGGCAGGCCAGAGACATCATGTGGCAAACACTATTGGAGTTGGCGCACCCCATTGTATCCTCTAGTCACATAAACAACTTACAGATTAAACTGGTCAACGGTGCAACCATTAGCCTCAAAGGTGCCGATAGACCTGAAACCATGCGTGGTGTGTCACTGAAGTTTCTAGTGATGGACGAGTACGCCGACATGAAGCCGGAGGTATTTGAGCAGATCCTTAGACCTGCCTTGGCTGACCAGAAGGGTGGTGCACTGTTCATCGGTACACCTATGGGTCGTAATCACTTCTACGACCTGTACAAGTACGCAGAACTAGAGGACGATGAGTCCTATCAGTCATGGCACTTCACAAGCTACGACAATGAGCTACTAGACCCAGATGAGATTGACCTAGCTAAGAAGTCTATGTCCTCCTATGCCTTTAGACAAGAGTTTATGGCATCCTTTGAGGCCAGAGGCTCAGAGATGTTTAAGGAGGAGTGGGTCAAGTTCGGTGAGACACCGGAGATAGGTGACTACTACATCAGCATTGACTTAGCTGGCTTTGAGGACGTAAGCAAGAAAAGAACTAAAAACTCTCGACTAGACGAATCAGCAATTGCAGTAGTGAAAGTCAACGAAAACGGCTGGCACTTAGAGAACATTATATGCGGTAGGTGGGACTTAGCGGAGACAGCTAGAAAGATCTTTGAGGCTGTGCGGGACTACAGGCCCATCAGTGTAGGCATTGAGCGTGGTATCGCTAAGCAGGCTGTGATGTCACCGTTGATGGACTTAATGAAGCAGCGCGGTAGATTCTTTGTTGTGGAGGAGCTAACCCACGGCAACAAAAAGAAGACAGACAGAATCATGTGGGCCTTGCAGGGTAGATTTGAAAACGGTCAGATTACTCTAGGCAGGGGAGAGTGGAACAGTAAGTTCTTAGATCAACTGTTTCAGTTTCCTGACGTATTGACACATGATGACCTTGTGGATGCCTTTGCGTACACAGATCAACTGGCTAAGGTAGCCTACAGTTATGACTTTGAGATTGATGATCTTGAGGTCTTGGACGTTGTAACAGGATATTAACATGCCTACTAAATCTAAGTCAAGAGTAAATGAAGCCGGTAACTACACCAAACCCACTATGCGTAAGAACCTATTTAATAAAATCAAAGCAGGTGGCAAAGGTGGCTCCCCCGGACAATGGTCAGCGAGAAAAGCCCAGATGCTGGCAAAGCAATACAAAGCCAAAGGAGGAGGCTACCGATGAAAGGTGTACCTCACTATACCAGAGAAGGCAAGGAGTGGAAAGGAAACACTCACAAAATGCCAAACGGACACTTGCATACGCATAAGTCCCACGGAAAAACAAGCCAACGTTTGTTCCATTTCAAAGAACTAAGCAAGACTGCACAAAAGAGAGCTAAATAATGGCTTTAGCTAAATCACAACAATCCTTAAAGAAGTGGACTAAGCAGAAATGGCGTACAAAGTCAGGTAAACCAAGCACTCAAGGAGCTAAAGCTACTGGAGAACGCTATTTACCAGAAAAAACAATTAAGTCTTTGTCTGCAAAAGAGTACGCAGCTACCACCAGAAAAAAAAGAAAAGACACTAAGGCTGGAAAACAGTTTAGTAAGCAGCCTAAACGAATTGCCTCTAAGACTAAACGCTCACGTTCAAGGTAAAAATTATGAATTATGGCGACAATGACGTACTGTCTAGCGACGAACACCTAGAAAACTGGGTAATGGCTAAGTGTGACTCATGGCGAGACCACTATGAGTCCAATTATGCGGAAAGATTTGAAGAATTTTACCGTTTATGGCGTGGAATCTGGGCAGCAGAGGACATGGAGCGCAAAAGTGAGCGTTCACGTATCATTTCACCTGCATTACAGCAGGCTGTAGAGTCTAGTGTAGCAGAAATTGAGGAGGCTACCTTTGGTAGAGGCAAATATTTTGATATTACGGACGAACTTGGCGATGCTGAGTCGCAAGATGTCGTGTATTTACGGTCAAAACTGCATGAGGACTTTGAAAAAACACAAATACGCAAGCAAGTAGGTGAATGTCTAATTAACAGTGCAGTATTTGGCACTGGTGTAGCTGAAGTAGTGCTAGAGGAAGTCAAAGAGATGGCCCCTGCTACACAACCTATTATGGACGGACAGCTACAAGCAGTAGGTGTAAACGTCACAGAGCGTACAGTAGTCAAACTACGCCCTGTACTCCCTCAAAACTTCTTGATTGACCCTGTAGCTACCTCAATTGCAGACGCTATAGGCGTTGCAGTAGACGAGTTTGTACCTAGACATAAAGTACAACAGCTACAGGAAGAAGGTGTCTACAGGGATATATACGTAGGTCAGGCGGCTAGTGACTACGACCTAGAGCCAGATCAAGACCTAACAAGCTACGATGAAGACAAGGTACGCTTAACTAAGTACTACGGTCTTGTGCCACGTTACTTGCTAGAGATTGGTGAGAAAGAAGCACTACTTGACGATGATGAAGACATTGCAGACATTGAAGTAGAAGAAACAGAGGAAGATGAAAATGCAAGCTATTACGTTGAAGCTATTGTGGTTGTGGCTAATGGAGGCATCCTGCTAAAAGCAGAGGCTAACCCATACATGATGCAGGATCGTCCTGTAGTTGCATTTCCTTGGGATGTAGTTCCCGGTAGGTTCTGGGGCCGTGGCGTGTGTGAAAAAGGCTACAACAGTCAGAAAGCACTTGATACAGAGCTACGAGCACGTATTGATGCACTAGCACTAACTGTACACCCAATGATGGCTATGGACGCTACACGGCTTCCTAGAGGCTCTAGACCAGAGGTACGCCCCGGTAAGATCATCTTAACCAACGGCGACCCTAAGACTGTACTGAACCCATTTAACTTTGGTCAGGTAAGTCAGATTACATTTGCACAGGCAGCAGAACTACAGAAGATGGTTCAAATGTCCACAGGCGCTATTGACTCTGCTGGTATCCCCGGCAGTATTAATGGTGACGCTACGGCTGCTGGTATTAGTATGTCGCTAGGTGCAATCATTAAGCGTCACAAACGTACCTTGATTAACTTTCAACAGTCCTTCCTGATTCCATTTGTCAAGATGGCTGCTTGTCGTTACATGCAGTTTGACCCAGAGAACTATCCTGTCAAGGACTACAAGTTTAACACTACGTCTACGCTAGGCATCATTGCACGTGAGTACGAAGTAACACAACTTGTGCAACTACTGCAAACTATGCCAGCAGAGTCTCCACTGTACAATACTTTGATTCAGTCAATTATTGACAACATGAACCTGTCTAACCGTGAAGAACTAATGGCTAAACTAGCTCAGGCAGAGCAGGCATCACAGCCTACACCTGAACAGCAGCAAATGCAACAAGCGGCTGCACAAGCACAGATGGCCTTTCAACAGTCACAAACAGCAGCACTCAATGGTCAAGCAGTAGAGTCTGAAGCTAGAGCGCAGAAGATTGCTGTAGAGACACAGCTTGCACCACAGGAGCTACAGATTGACCAGATTAAGGCAGTCACAGCTAACCTAAGGGCAGGAGACCAAGAAGACAAGGAGTTTGAGCGTCGTATGAAGATTGCTCAGACATTCTTGAAAGAGAAAGAGATTGACCTAAAGAATCAACCTCAACAACAACAAACACCGCAACCAGTGCAACCCATGCAACCCCTTCAATTACAACAAGGATAACTTGATGGTAGTAACACGTACAGAACTAATGGAAATTGTAGACCAAGTTAATAAAAAGTTTGAAGAACTAGAAAAAGTTATCAAAGAAGTAAAAGTATGTAACTGTGCTACAGATAAAAAGACTACAAAGACAGCTAAGAAGGCTGAATAACATGCCGACAAGAGCACAAACAAAACGAAAAAGTAAGCCTATACCTAAAACCACAGGTAAAGGCGGTAACTATCGTTCTACGGAGTCTGGCGCAGGTATGACTGCAAAGGGAGTCAGGGCACACAGAGCCGCTAATCCCGGCAGTAAGCTTAAGACTGCTGTTACAGGTAAAGTAAAGAAAGGCAGTCAGGCCGCTAAACGGCGTAAGTCTTACTGTGCTAGGTCTCTAGGGCAACTGAAAAGAAGTTCTGCTGAGACAAGAAATGACCCCAATTCTAGAATTAGGCAAGCTAGAAGACGGTGGAAATGTTAACTGCCTCAAGGAGATAATTATGCCCGGATATGGTATGGGATACGGTAAAAAAACAATGAATGGTAAAAAGAAGAAAAAGCCAATGATGAATGGCACAAAGAAAAAGACAGGTACTCGTAGAGGCCGATAATGATAATTGAATCAGTTGCAGCCGCTTCTGCCATCTTATCAAGTTTGAATGGTCTGATAAAACAGGCTAATGAGTCTGGCTCTGGTATTCAGCAACTTATGGGTACTATAAGTGACTTTGGTGAAGCCTTAACAAACTTTGAAGTAGATCGTAAATCTAGTACTTTTAAGCCTTTGAGCCAGAGTGAAATATTAAGGCTCACCCAGATTAAGAAAAGCTATGAAAGATACTGGAAGGACGTACACGATATATTGCTGGTAGCAGATCCTGACATGCTTGAGGCGTTTAAGAACGCTAAGGCAGAACAAGAACATGCTAGACAGCAGCATTTACGGTTGCTGGCTAAGAAGAAAAAAGAAAGAGAAGCACTAATGCAGCAGCTTGCAGTAGGCTCTCTTGTGTTTGTAATAGGCTCTGCGGTTGCAATTGGTGCTCTATCTGTAATAATAAAAGTATTTACTTAAAATAATTCTTGACAAACAGTCAAAAGTATGCTATAATGTATAGGTACATTAGTGTACACAGGTATTCTTTAACAAAGGTAAAATACTATGACTCAAGAGTTAGAAACTTATTTCAACAATTACTTTGCGATGTTTCGTTCAGAAGGCTGGAAACAGTTAATTTCTGACTTACAGGGTAATGTTGCACAAATCAACTCAGTAGAATTGACTACGGATAACGATAACTTGAACTTTCGCAAAGGTCAGTTAGCTATCCTAGCAACTATATTTAATCTTGAAACACAGATTGACAACGCCCATGAACAAGCAGAAGCAGGTGATGCTGAAGAAGCTCTAGATGAGGCTGTTTGATTTTAGATGCCCTTGTGGGCAGAAGTTTGAAGATTTAGTTAAGTCCGATGTTACAACTTCTAGGTGCAGTTGTGGCATGGACGCTAAACGTGTTATCTCTCCTGTGAGATCTAACCTAGAGGGCATTAGTGGGGACTTCCCTGATGCACATGATAGGTGGGTTAAAAAGAGAGAACAACACATGGCACATGAACGAAGGCAAACCTCTTAAATAAGTAAAACTTATCTGTGAGAACCTTCATACTAAAGCTCTCCACAATACTAAGGTACGGAGTTAATAATGGCTAAGATTATTGAACCTGAGCGTCAACAGGATAATCAAGAAGACGTAGAACAACTAGAAATGTTTGCAGAAGAACAGCAGGAAACTCCTGAGATACAGGAACCTGAAGTACCTGATAAATACAAAGGCAAATCCGCTGAAGAACTTGTACAGATGCACCAAGAAGCTGAAAAGCTATTGGGCCGACAAAGTTCTGAAGTAGGTGAGCTACGTAAAGTTGTTGATACGTATATCCAGACACAACTCACAGAAGATACTAAAGAAGCACCACAACAAGACGAAGAAATAGATTGGTTTACAGATCCCGGTAAGGCTGTAGATAGGGCGATTCAAAATCATCCTAAAATTAAAGAAGCTGAAGAAATTACCCAGCAATATCGTGCAAGTACCGCAATGGCAGAGATACAGCGTAAGCATCCTGACATGAAAGAAATCTTGCAAGATACTAACTTTGCTGAGTGGATTAAAGCATCTAATGTTAGGACTAAGCTGTTTGTAGCAGCAGACCAGCAGTACGACAGTGAAGCCGCTGATGAGCTATTTAGCTTATGGAAAGAGCGACAAACTATTGTACAGCAGACTGCCGCTGTAGAGGAGCAATCCCGTAAGCAAGCAGTTAAAGCAGCTTCCACAGGTAATGCGCGTGGTAGCACTGAATCAGCACCTAAAAAAATCTATAGACGCGCAGACATTATTAACCTTATGAGAACAGACCCTGACCGCTATGCTGCTCTACAACCAGAGATTATGAAGGCATATGCAGAAAAACGGGTCAGATAGTATATCTTAGGAGATATTTATTATGACTGATTCCACATATCCCGCAACTGGCGGGTTCGTTGACAACACTAGCGCAGCTACTTTTATTCCAGAAATCTGGAGTGATGAGATTATTGCTGCGTATCAAAAGAACCTTGTCTTGGCAAACCTTGTCAAGAAGATGTCTATGGCTGGCAAGAAAGGCGACACGATCCATGTTCCTAAGCCTGTCCGTGGTGATGCACACGCTAAAGCAGAGAACACTGCTGTAACGGTACAGAACGCCACTGAAGGTGAAGTGCAAATCTCTATTGACAAGCACTTTGAATACTCACGTTTGATTGAAGACATTACGGACGTACAGGCTCTAAGCTCACTACGTCAGTTCTACACGGAAGATGCTGGCTACGCTTTGGCAAAGCAAGTTGACACCGACCTGCATAGCTTGGCTACTGGCCTTGGTTCTTCTGGTACGTCTTCTACGACTTATGCAAACAATGGTGGTACGTTCTTTGTGGACGCTACTAATGGTCTTACNACTTATGCTGTTGACACGGTAACAACTGCTGACGTATTTACTGACGCNGGTTTCCGCGCTATCATTCAGAAGTTGGACGATGCTGATGTTCCTATGGAAAATCGTTGCTTTGTTATTCCTCCTTCAGTCCGTAACACCATCATGGGTATTGATCGTTACGTAAGTTCTGACTTCGTAAACAACGGTCAGGTAACTGGTGGTCAGATTGGTCAACTGTACGGCATTGACGTATTTGTTAGCACCAACTGCCCTGTTGTTGAAACTGCCGCTGCTAACTCTGCTTCAACTGTAGACTCTTTGGGTGCTCTGTTAGTCCAGAAGGATGCAATTGTAATGGCTGAACAACTAGGAGTTCGCTCACAGACTCAGTACAAGCAAGAGTTTCTTGCTAACCTGTTCACCTCAGATACTTTGTACGGTGTAAACGTACTTCGTCCTGAGTCAGGTTTAACTTTGGTTGTTCCTAAGTAATAACCATCTAACTGGGGGCTGCTAATGTAGCCCCTAGTTTTATTGAGGTAGTTGAGTATGAGTTTAGTAGGGCAGTTGGTCGGGCCAGTAACAGGTTTGCTAGACAAATTTATTGAAGACAAAGACCAGAAAGCCATGCTTGCCCATAAGATTGCTACGATGTCGGAAGAACATCATCAGGATCTTATGAAGGCTCAACTAGAAGTAAACAAAGTAGAGGCAGGACACTCTAGTTTATTTGTTTCTGGATGGCGACCCTTTATTGGCTGGACATGCGGATTAGGCATGTTTGGTAACTTTATCACAATCCCGTTTTCTAACTTTGTATTGGCTCTAGCAGGTATAGACATTGTTATACCTCTTGTACCTTTAGAAACTATGATGCCTGTCCTTATGGGTATGTTAGGGTTAGGCGCTATGCGCTCATTTGAGAAGACAAGGAAATAAGTAGCTGATGTCTACAGATTTTACTTTACCTGAAGACTTTAATATCTTCGATATAGACTTTGATATAGTAGGTGATATTATAGATGGTTTAGATCCGATAGATTGGAGTGATTTTATTATCCCTAGTCCCGGAGGAGGTTCTACTGTTACTCTATACGGAGGTATTGATAATTACAAGAAGTCATTAATGCAAGGTGCTAACTACTTTGACATTAATGACGTAGACAATGTAGACGATTGGTACAACAATGCCTTTGATAGTGCTCTTAGAGGTTTCCGGGCAACCTCAGAAAATTATTTTAGAGCTTCACCTACTACTCCTGAGTATCTAAAAACTTTTAATTCTCCAGCAACAGACCTAACTATTACAGACGCTTTCAATAGAATTTACAGTGCAGGTAGTCCTGAAGAAATTACTACTGCTCTTAGTGAATATTATGGTTACGATGTTCCTCTTATGGATCAAACTTTTACTGATTTTGGCGGTAACTTAGCTAGTCACAGTGGTAGTTCTACAGAGCGTCTTAAAGAGTTTCATTCTATAGTAGAGCCTATATTACTAGAACAAATGCCTTATCTACAGGTTGTTGAAGGCTTGTCTTATGAAGATGCTTTAGTAGAAGCATACGCTAGAGATCCTATGTTACAGGCTTTGTACTTTAAGTACGATGTATCACCTATCCGACAAACTGAAGATGGCTCTACTTACCTCTACGATCCTTTTAGTTTTAGTGAAATTAGAACTTACGAATCTAAAGATCCTAACTTAGCTAGAATGGCTACTAAAGTTATAGCTGGTTTTGCTCTATCTGCTTTCTTAGGCCCAGTAATGGGTAAGTTTGTAGGTTCTTTAGGCGCTACAGGTACTACAGGAACAGCATTAACTAACGCCTTAACAAGTGCTTCTGTTGCTGGTTTACAAGGTGCTGACTTAAAGACTGCGTTAACCTCCGGTATGTTTTCTGGGCTAGGTACTTATGCAGCACCAGTAGTAACTAATGGTCTTGATGCTTCTGGATTAACTGCTGAAGTTTTAGAAAACTACGGTATAGTTCAAAAGGACTTTGCAAACGCTTTAGCAAGTGCCACTATGGAAGTAGGAGCAGGAGGTAACGTAGAGGACGCTTTGTTGTCGGCTGCTACAAGTTATCTTCGTAATGCTGGTATTCCCGGAGTAGAAACACCTAAGTTTGTAGAGGATATACAAAATGCAGGTAAGTTTATTGATGACATGGTTCAGTCCGTGTTACCTGAAGGTTTCTTAGATTCATTAGACTTCGGTGATTTATCTGAAAGTCAAGTAGCAGAGTTTGCAAAACAAGCAGAAGACGCTCTTAGTTTTATTAACGATGCTTATGATGAAGACATAGGTGGTGATCCAGAAAAACAAGATAAAATTATAAAACTATACGACAGAATGATAGATTCTGTTGGCGGTGTAGATAACTTTAACAAGATGACCAGATCTGAAATGATAGGATGGCTTGTTAATAATGGAACACAAGCAGATAGAGATTTTTATTTTAGTCTTCAAGGAGCTTCTAAATACAGAGCTATGTTTAATACTCTTGGTCAAAGAGGAGTAGATAGACCAGCACTAAATCTTGATCCTAGCCAACTTAGAACAGAATCAACTGTACTTAGCTTTGATAAAAACGGTAATCTTCTTAGTGATAGTCAACTAGAACAGACAGATGTAGCTTATCAAGTACAACAGTTTGAAGATGGAACTTACGAAGTAACAAAAGATACAGTAACAGTAGACTTAGATCAAGTTCAAACAGGAGGCGATGGCGACGGCGGTGGAGATTCTTCTTCAGCAGACGGTGGAAGTGGTCAGCCTCCAGCTACAGACACAACTACTCCTACTGATGCTATAGACGGAGGAGGAGCTACTGGAGGCGGTACGACAACTACTGGAGGCGAGGGTACTACATCCCCTACTCCAGATGCTACTGCTCCGTCCACAGAAGGTGGAGGTGGAGGAGGCACTGTTGTAGTTTCTGGAGGATCAGACGGAGACACTACCGAAGTAGACACTCCTGCTGCTTCTTCTCAAGCTAACTATACTCAACAAGAGCTAGATGACGCTATTGCAAAAGCCTTAGCTGAAGCACAAAAGAATGACCCTACTGAGTTTGACCAAGCAGATTTAGATGCAGCAGTAGCTGAAGCTGTTAAAGAAGTAATAGAAAATGATCCTACTGATTTTACTCAAGAAGATATAAATACAGCAGTAGATAACGCTCTTAATAAGCAATCAAAAGAATACGAACAACAAATAACTGAGTTAAAGGGAGCAGCAGAAAAAGCTAGAATTAAAGCTGCTGATGATGCTAGAAAAGCTGCTGAAGCTAAAGCAGCAGTAGCAGCAGCTAAAGCAGCTAAACAGTCCAAAGCTAAGATAGCGGCTGCTGAAGCAAGACAAAAACAAGCAGAAGAGCAAGCTAGAAAGTCTGCTGAGGATGCTAAAAAATCTAAAGCGGAAGCTGAACAAGCAGAATCTGAAAAAGATATTGCAAAGAGGGCACAAGCACAAGCTGAAGCTAATCAAGCTAAAGCAGAGGCTGCTAAGGCTGAAGCAGAGGCTACAGCACAAAAAGCTGTACAAGCTAACAAAGAAGCACAAGATAAAAAAGCAGACGCTGACGAAGCTAAAAGTAACGCAGGTAAAGCTAGAGAAGCAGCAGAAAAAGAGATAGATGCTGCTAAGAAAGCACAGAAAGAAGCAGAAGCTGATGCAGCGGAAGCTAGAGCAGCACAAAAGGCTTCTGAAGCTCAAGCAGCATCAGACGCTGCTGAAGCCGCAAATCAAGCCGCTAGGAACGCAGAAGCTGCTTATGAGCAAGGGTACGGAGAAGGTGCAGCCTCTACTGGCGCAGGCTCTGATGCTGGAGATGTAGATTCTGGGGATACAGGCACTGGAGTTACTGACGGTGCAGGCATTGGAGGCGGTGTAGGGTCTGGTGACGGCACAGGAGAGGGCACAGGTTCTGGTACAGGAGAAGGTAGCGGCGCAGGAGATGGCTCTGGTATGTTTGCAGGCTTAGGAGGAGTTACGGGTGATATATTTGATGACTACATTAAGTTTCAAAAAAGTTATGTAGCTCCTATTAGACGAGAAAGACCTAAGTTACGTGGTTATACGGCACCTCAAACAGGTTTATTTAGGAATATAATATGAGTACCACATACTTAAACATAGTCAACGAGGTACTGCGTAGGCTACGAGAAGAAGAAGTTACTTCTGTAACACAAAATACTTACGTTAAAATGGTAGGTGATTTTGTCAATGATGCAAAACAAATAATAGAAGACTCACATGATTGGTCTACGTTACGAACAACTATTATAGTGCCAACCGTAGCAAATACTACAGAATATAGCTTAACAAACGCTGGAGAACGTGTTAAAATATATAGTGCTATTAACGACACATCAAACTTTTTTATGCGTTATGAATCACCTAACTGGTTTAATAATGCTTATTATATTTCTGGTGAAGTAACAGGAACTCCAGACTCTTATACTTTTAGTGGTGTAGACAGTAGTAATGATACTAAAGTACAAGTGTACCCTAAACCTAATGCAGTGTACTCTATGCGCTTTGATTTAATAGCCAGAGAAGCCCAACTGTCTAGTGATGCAGATACTACAGTTTTACCTAAAAATGCTATTGTACACAACGCTGTAGCTTTATTAGCTAGAGAACGTGGTGAAACAGGGGGCACTACTGCACAAGATTATTTTGCAATTGCAGAAAAGTATTTGTCTGATGCTATTTCTTTGGATGCGTATAAGAATCCTGAAGAATTTATATATAGAGTATCCTAATGGCTCAGGAAAGACAAAACATATATATTGCTGCTCCGGGATTTAAGGGCTTAAATACAGCAGATTCTCCTGTTATTCAAGATCCTTCTTTTGCGTCTGTAGCAGAAAATTCTGTTATTGATAAGTACGGAAGAATTGCTGCTAGAAAAGGATTAGACAAACTTACAAGCAGCGCATCTCCTTTAGGGTCTAGTATTGGTACTGAGGTTATCTTTGAGTACGTAAAAAGAGACGGTACTAAAATAATATTTTCTACTGGAAACAACAAAATATTTACAGGCACGACTACTTTATCAGAAGTAACTCTTCCGGGAGGTTATTCTATTAGTGCTAACAACTGGAAGATTGTTAGTTTTAATAATGACATTTATTTCTTTCAGCGTGGACACGCAGCTTTAATGAGCGTCGCTGGAAGTACTACTCTTACAGCAGTAGTTGACAGTGGTACTGCTGCACCAGCAGCTAATGAAGTTTTAGCTTCTTTTGGTAGGTTGTGGGCAACTGATGTTTCAGGTAATAAATACGTATTATATTGGTCTGATTCTCTAGACGGAGATGATTGGCATGGTGGGTCATCAGGATCATTAGACTTAACAACTGTATGGCCTAATGGATTTGACGAAACAGTAGCTTTAGCAGAGTTTAATGACTTACTGGTTATTTTTGGTAAGCGTAGTATTCTATTGTATACTGGTGCTAGTTCTCCTGCTAGCATGACGTTACAGGATGTTATTACAAACATTGGTTGTATTGCTAGGGATACAGTTCAGTCTACAGGTACAGACTTATTTTTTTTATCAGACACAGGTGTTCGTAGTCTTGGAAGAGTTATACAAGAAAAGTCTAATCCAATTGGTAATGTATCTAAAAATGTAAAAGATACATTAATGGAGTCTGTTAACTCTGAAGCACTTAACATTAAAAGTGCATATAGCCCTGAAGAATCTTTCTACTTATTATTTTTACCTACCAGTACAGAAGTATACGTATTTGATACTAGAGGGGCTTTAGAAGACGGAAGCCACAGAGCTACAGAATGGTTAGGTAATAAGATACTTTGTGGAGAAAGAGCACAAGACGGTACTTTATACTTAGGTAATATTAAAGGCATAAGTAAATATAACGGGTTTGATGATGATGGTAGTTCTTATACTTTTAAGTATTTTACAAACCCCTTATCTTTTGGCGATCCTTCTAAACTAAAAATGCTTAAAGAATTATCCTTTACTGTATTGGGTGGATCAGGGGCAGTAATTGTGGGTAACTGGGGCTATGATTATACAGAAGCGTACATAAAACAGTCAGCCACCATTGCAACCAGTTTAATTGCAGAGTACGGAGTATCAGAGTATAACGTNAGCACATCAGAATACAGTGCTTCAATTATTATAGATGTTGCTAAAGTAAAAGCAACAGGATCAGGAAAAGTAGCAACGATTGGATTAGAAGCCACTATTAATGGTGGCGCACTTTCGTTGCAAGAATTAAATACTGAAGCTATTATAGGTAGGCTTGTATAATGAGTGATTACACAAAAACAACTAANTTTACAGCAAAAGACAGTTTACCTTCTGGTAACTCTGGCAAGATTGTTAAAGGTAGTGAGATTGACACAGAGTTTGATAATATACAAACGGCTGTTGCGACTAAACTAAATACTAATAACGGTGCGCTTACAGGCACCACTACATTCCAAACTCTTTCAGACGGCACTATTGCTATTACTGCATTTGTTGATGAAGACAATATGTCATCTAACAGTGCTACTCTTATACCTACCCAACAGTCTGTTAAAGCCTATGTAGATGCTACTGTAACTGCTGAAGATTTAGATATTACTACAGATAGCGGAAGTATTGCTATTGATCTTGACTCAGAAACTTTAACTATTTCTGGTGGAGAAGGTATTGACACTTCTGCTACAGGNANTACGCTAACTATTGCTGCTGAAGAAGCTACTACATCTAATAAAGGTGTAGCTTCTTTTAGCTCAGATGATTTTAGTGTTTCTAGTGGCGCTGTATCTTTAGCTACTACAGCTACAGCAGCAGAGTTAAATATTCTAGACGGAGTTACATCAACTACTGCTGAATTAAATATTCTAGATGGGGTAACTTCTACAACAGCAGAGCTAAACATTTTAGATGGTGTAACGTCAACTACTGCTGAACTAAACATTTTAGACGGTGTTACAAGCACATCGGCAGAACTTAATATTCTTGATGGAGTCACAAGCACAGCAACAGAACTTAATATTCTTGATGGTGTTACAGCTACTGCCGCAGAGCTTAACTATAGCGATACAGGAGCTTCTGTAGGCACAGTAGTGGCTAGTAAAGTAGTTACGGTAGATGCTAACAAAGACGTAGCTAGTTTCCGTAACATTACTCTAACTGGAGAGTTAGATGCAGGCTCATTGGATATATCAGGAAATGCCGATATTGACGGTACGTTGGAAACTGATGCACTGTCTATTAATGGCACATCGGTTACTTCTACGGCAGCAGAACTTAATATTCTTGATGGAGTCACAAGCACAGCAGCAGAGTTAAACTTACTTGATGGTGTAACATCAACTACTGCTGAACTGAATATCCTTGATGGTGTAACGTCTACCGCAGCAGAGCTAAACATTTTAGACGGCGTTACTTCTACTGCTGCTGAACTTAACATCCTAGATGGTGTCACTTCTACTACTGCTGAACTGAATATCCTTGACGGTGTTACTGCTACAACTACTGAACTTAACTATGTAGACGGCGTAACTTCAGCTATTCAGACACAGTTAGATGCTAAAGCTGCTTTAGCTGGAGCTAACTTTACTGGTAATGTAGATGTTGCTGGTACTCTTACTACTGATGCTTTTAGTATTGAAGACGCAACAAGTCCTACGCTTACGTTAAACGACACTACAAGTGCAAACCAAAAGACAACTTTAAGCCACACTGCTGGCGCTTCTGTTCTGACTACAGGAGACAACGGTGTTTTTGGCTCATTCAAGATAGCAGCTTTTGATGGCTCATCTACAATTAATCGTTTATTGATTGCTGATAATGGCGATGTTAGTCTATATGAAGATGGAGGTTCTACCGCTAAATTAGTATGGGACAGCAGCGCAGAAGCTCTTGAGTTTGCTGACAATGCTAAAGCTACTTTTGGCGCTGGAAATGATCTACAAATTTATCACGATGCCTCTAATTCATATTTAGAAGACGCAGGAACAGGTAATTTAATACTAAAAACTGGTGCTGGCGCAATTCAACTTCTGGGCGGCAGTGATGTAATGCTAAACGCTGCTAAAGACGGCGCAGTAACATTATATCACGATAATGCAGCCAAGATAGCCACAACTGCCACAGGCATAGACGTAACGGGTATCACCAATAAGTGATGGGATGTCTACCAGCACCTCTGGCACAAGCAACTTTATAGCAGGTGTCAACGCAGGTAACTCTATAGCTTCTGGCGGCAACTATAATGTGGTTGTGGGCGATGAAGCAGGTACGGCTTTGACTACGGGTGATAACAACGTAGCAATTGGGTTTGAGGCGTTAAGCACAGAAGATGCCAATGGAAATAACGTAGCTGTCGGCTATAGAGCACTCAAGACACTAAACGCAGGAGCAGATTCTTACAACGTAGCAATGGGTTCTAGCGCAGGTGCGGCAGTCAACACGGGGATCCGTAATACTCTCCTTGGGGGTGTTGCAGGTTTGGCTCTTACAGACGCTGATTTTAACGTAGCAATAGGAATGAACGCCCTTAGTACAGATACTCTTG